TTTCAAATATTTTAGTAGTTGTTGCTGTATTATTTGTAACTCTAAGATTGAATTGTAAACTATAAGTTTTTTCAAAAAGATTTCCAGCTTCCATTTGTAGACCAGAAACATTTGTGTTTACCCAAGTAGGAAGTCCTACATTGTGATTAATAACAGGAGTATTGAATTGTCCCCTACCGCTCTTTGCTACAACACCTTCTTTAAGTGTGGTGTTGTTTACATAATATGGCTCACTAAATATTCTTACACGACCAGTTGGGTACATTTTTCCATTAAAAGGAACTTGTGCGAAATACTTTTGATATTCTTCTACGTTATTGATCCATCTAGTTGACTCTCCTGTACCTGCGGCAAATTCAATTCCACCAGTTGATGCGTGATTAACAGATGTTATAAAAGAAGTAGGGTTTGTAATTGACTGAACTGTTGCACCGTCTCCAAATCTTCCAGCTCCAGATATCTTAGTTAATTTTTGACCAACCTTTAAAGAAGATGTTGATGGTACAGTAACCGTATTCTGAGTACTAGTTATGCCTGATGCTGTAATAGACCCTGTTTCAAATGGTTGAGATACGCTATACTCTACCGCATCAAATCGAATGATTTCTCCATTAGAATAAAAATATCCATTATAGCGAGGTAGGAAGTAGATGGCTTCGCCAAGATCGATTACATTATCTACAACTTCTCCACTAACAACTGTTGGTAGTGCATTAGACAGTGCAGCGTTTAGTGGTATAGCAGATAGAGAATAAGCACTTTGAGAGGCTGTTTCTTCATTTTGAGATTTTGTAGTGGGGTCTGCAGTGACCTCCCAAAGAAGTGCCTTTCTATAAACAAAAACTCTGTCTCTATCTGTAACATTTGCAAGCCTAATTTCTTTAATATCTTTTTGAATATATCTAGATGTATAAGTAATCTTTCCATCATTAAAAACATTATTTTCTTTGCTTGCAATTTGAATAATGTTTGATAGGTCTGAGCCTTGTGGGTTGCCACGCAAAACTGTGTCAACTTCTGAAGATGGACTTGCTGGATTTCTTTCTCCAGGAGAAGCAAGCATATAGCTTCTACTCATTAAAACAAAGTTGTTGTCTTCATCAAAAAACATTGCTGTTTGTGTTGAAATTGCTAGTTGTTGTAAAACTTCTGCAACAGTTGAATTTGGAGCAACATAAAAATATGGAATAATTGGTTCTGGATCAACAGCTGATTTAAGATAGATGTAATTAGTAAAACCAATTGAATCAAACAAAGCAGAAATTGAGTAACTAAAAGATGCATCTGTAATTAATAGTTCTGGTGCAGTAATAGATTCAAAGTAAAAATATAGGTCTCTTAAGTTTATGGTTGCGGTTCTATCAGTATTTTTAATTTCTGGAAAAGATTCTGCATACATTGTTTTAATTGGAACATAGTATGATGATGGTATTCCTTCTACATCTACTTCTTTAATTATTTCGTAAAACTTAATCTGTATGTTTCTTTTTACATAGTTTGCAATTACACTATTTGTATTATTTGTATTTAATACCTCGTCAAAATCTGCAATGGAAATTGAACCTGTTGAAACTAAAAGTTGTCCTACTGGCAAACCACTGCTCCCAAGATCTGAAGCAATTTTATTTACAGAATATTCTTGTGTTAAAGAACTTATGTCTAAGGCAAGACGAGGAGATAATTCAATAAGGTCAAACGTAACATCTTCTTTACTCATTGTATTTACTACAATTCTTAATCCTTGAATGTTTACAATTTGATCTGATTCTTCATTTAAAAAATCATTAAAAAGTGGAGAGGATGCGTTAAATGATTCTGAAGCTACTGCCCATCCTTCGGAAGAATGTTGAAGCTCTAAGTATCCATCTCTATTAATCAGTGGTGTTGGAAAATTATTAGCATCATTAAAAGTTATAATATCTTCCCAAATGCTAGATGTTGGGTCTAAGTATTGAATCTTCCAGTCAATTGGTACTGTTCTGTTTACAATGTCGTACTCATAATCGTATAACGGATCTGGGATTCTAACAGTGCCATCAAATATACTTCCAAGATTTTCTGTGCCAACGTGCGTTTGCATCTTAATAACTATTCTGTTAATTGGAATTGGATTTATGTAAGTAATAAATGGTGCAGTATCGTCAATGTAGTATCCACTTGAACCATTGTAGTTATTTGAAATACCTCGTTCTTTTGTAGATAGCCCATCAGCCTCTGTTCTAAACGAAGTCCAGTATTTAAAGTTATCATCTTTATCTGCAATGTAATATCTTGGGCGACTCATCATTTTAGAGTTAGTGTTATGAGTATATTTTGATGGGAAATAAACAGCTTTATTGATTCCAGATCGTGGTCTAAACTTTCCAAAACAATCTTCTAAAGAATAAAGAAGTTTTTGTTTTTGATTAATTGATGTAAAGCTTGCAGGAAGATCTTCGTCGTCAAGGTATGAGCCGTCTACCACTATGTCTGCATCTGTATAGCCATTGTAAGCAGCTAAGTCTGCCCCATCTTTTCCGAATGTGTCGTAAATTGTTTCTGGTACAGCTGGACGATTTCTATAGTTACCAATAACATCGATGTTAGTAGCATCATTCATATTGATTTCTGCGTATACTAATGACTCAACCTCTACCGTTGAAGATTGGTCAAGGTGAGTTTTAAGATAACTATCAGAGTACACACTAAACCTCTTCCAACGTTACAGAAACATTCCAAAAATCAAAGGTAGATCCTCCACGCTGAACTATTGTATAAGAAAAATCAGCAATATACATTTCTATTGGTTCAACATATTCTGTTAAATGATCATAGGGGTTTGTCTGAAAGTTACTTGGTTTGTCATATGCTAAATATACCCAGAATGGTCCTGTGTGGTTGTCATACCAGTCTAACAAGTCTGCACCACCTGCACCACCATCAACAGTATGTTGGTCTAACGTTCCTGTCATTGTTGACTGTCCAGTAGTTGTATCGAATAAAGGGTTATCGCTAAATCTTCTTGAGGGTAGCATATTCCAAGAAACAGAAATCTTTTGTTTGTCTGCTACGTGAAAAGAACGCATACGACCATTAATCATTCTTTGACGATTTTCAATACGTTCTGTGTTTAAATCAATTTCTGAACGATTGTGGTCTGAAAGAATTAGAAATGTTTTTGTAGTTGCAGTATTTGCACCTACTTCGTAGTCTGTGCCGTCAACAATAGTATCGTTCTCTGCCCAAATCATTGCCTGTGGACGAGTATATTTTTTTCTATTGTCTATGTATGTCATTAGTATCTATTACCCCTAAGTCTTGTTCCTTCTACCTGCTTAATTTTCTGCATTACAGCTTGTGCAATTTGATCGGCATTTGAAGATGTAGCTGCATTAACAGTTACACTATAATTATACACGGAACTACTTTCGGCTTGACCATTATTAATTGCTTTAAGTTTGTCTACCCCATATTTTTGAACGGCAGGTCTTCTAACAACAAACTCTCCAGGAGTAAGCATAGCAGGAACCGTGTCAGTACCCATAGCTCTGCCACCTTGTGCCATATATGACATAACTTTACCACCAATAGAATATCCTCTAATCATACCGCCATTAGCTCTACCAAGAGTTCTATATTCACGTTTTGCAATTCTCATATTTAATTTGTCAATTTTTGCTTCTACGTCTTTTCTTGTTTTTCCTTTAAATGTAACACTGTCAAGAGCATTTTGTCGTTGCTCTTCAAGAGCTTTCATTTGTTGTTCTTGTGCATAAGCTGCAGCGGTAGCACGTTGAGCTTGTACAGCTTTAGCTGCCGCAGCCACATCGCCCTTAGCCAGTGCATCTGCAAGGTCTAATTGACCTTTTTGTTGTTCTGCAATATTAGCATTAATTGCGGAAATTTCTTCAAGAGCTTTTTTGCGTTCATCATAAAGTTCGTTTATCTTTTTTTCTTTAAGAGAAATAACTGCTAGTAGTGCATTTTGTTTAGCTAGTCTTCTTTGAAGTCTTGCCATTATTGGATCTTCTGTAGGGGTAGTACCGCCACCACCGCCGCCACTAGTTGTCGGACTACCAGTACCACCCATATCAACGTTTAGGTTTAAACTTGAAACAAATTGTTTTGACTTATATGAAGCATAAGCGTTTCTTTCTTTATCTGTAACTGTTACTTGCAAGGCTCCACGACTACCCTTTAGCCCTCTTTTTTTCATTAACCATTCTTCTACATCTGCATCATCCATAGTTGCTTGAATTGTTGCATAATATGTAAGGAAGAATTTTTGTGAAAGTTCATCAAGTCCATTAAACCATTCAGAATTTGTTTTTAATCCTTCAAATCCTTCTGTTTTTGCAACAGCTTCCATTGTAATAGGACCATCTGCTGTCATCTTATCAATTTCGTCAAGTAGTTTTACTGTTTTATCTAGTTCATCTACGTTATTTAAATCTATTGCTGAAAAATCAATGTCTGCACCTTGAGCTTTTAGTTCTGCTATGGTTGAAGAAATTCTTGAAATTGTAGATATAGCTTCTGTGTCGTCTGCATAAATTTTCATTACTGCATTTATTTCGTACTCACTAGCCCCAGCTGCCCTAGCTGCAGTTAAAAATTCTAATGCAGCTTTTTCTCCAGAAGTTGTAATCATTATATCGTAGTTGCTGCCAAAATCTTGATTTCTATCAGCATATCCAAGTAATACATCAATAGATTCTGCATTAAGTGTTCCAGACTCTAATTGTGTTTGAAGTCTTAGTTTAAAGTCAGCGTCTTTCTCTCCAAGTTTATTTATTTCTTGAGCAGTTTTATATGCTGGGCTGTCCTCTGAAAATGTTTCTTTTATGTTGTCTAGGAATCGATTATCATTTCCTCCGCCAAGAATGCTCCATCCTTGAAGTTGTTCTTTTCCAGCCTTAACATATTCATAGCTTAAATTAGCAGCTATTCTTTGATCATTTAGTTTATCTATTCTTTCGTCCTCTAATTTATTAATTTCTCTTTGTGTTTTTGCTTCTTTAACTTTAATGTCGTATTGTGCATTAATGACATCCATTCCTCCAACATTTTGACCATAAGCATTTGTAGCCTCTTCGGTTAGTTGTTTTACTCTTAGTTCTTTATTTTGTCCAGCTGTTTCTCCTCTTAAACCTTTTATAGCATATCCAATAGGATTATAAGTAGCTGGGTTTGATAGCTCCGATGCAAATTCTTTAGCAAACTTACTATCGATAAAATTAGCTCTGTTCCCTAAAGCAATATTTCTATCATTTGCTGTCATTAGTGAAGTGTTTGTTAAATCTTTAGTATATGATTTAAACTGAGCACTACCCGAACTAGCAATCCCAGCATCTCCAGCCATAAGTGCAAGAGCTGCAATTATTTGTTCACCTTGTTGTTGTGTAATAACATTTTGTGCAACAGCAGTTGCCATATTAGCTGCAACACTTTGACCAATTTCTTTTGCTGACATACCAGCTGCTTGTTGTGTTTTTACACCAGCAAGAAGTTTTTGACCAGATTCCATTTCTGTAATGTATTGTTGTCCAGCAGTAATTTGTTTTTCAGTTACACCTACAAGTTTTGCATTCTGCTCTATTTTTCTTTGTTCTGTCAAACTTACAGTTCCAAAATCTTCAGACATCTTTTGAAGACCATTAATGCTCATTACTGTTGCATCAGCAAGTTCACGTGCTTTTCTTGTTTGTTCTGTGTGAGCTTCATTTAATTTGTAAATTCCAAATCCTAATAGTGCTATAGCTGCAATTACGCCAGCAACTGCTGGGGTAAACATCATAAAGAGTGGACCAAGCATTGACATTCCCATACCAACTTCTTCCATACCAGGAATCATACCTACTGCTCCACCAGCCATAGATACTCCCATACCAATTCCCATACCGCCCATACCCCTGACACCAGAAGAAATTTTGCTACCGACTTTACTAAGTACTGGATGCTTTTCAGCAAACTGTTGCTTTTTATATTCTTTTTGTGTCATTGGACCAATAGGATTTTCTGAAATTGGTGATGATGGTCTAAATCCTACAGGATAAAATTGTCCATTAATCATTTGTCCAGCTGGTCTTGAAGCTCTTCGTTGTGCTGCTGGTTTCTTTTTATCATCAGTAGCCGCCTGTGTACCACTAATAGTAGCTTGACCAAGATTTTCTCCAGCAACCTTTGCATCATCTACTTTTGATTTAAGACCATTGACTGCACCCTGACCAATATCAGCACCAACCTGTTCTGTTACTTTTGATGGAGATGCAGTTTTTGTTTGAGTTTTAGCACCATCGGCAATACCCTTTGTAGCATTGTCAACTACTGCCGCTCCTGATTCTGCATAAATTCTTCTAACAAGGTCTGCACTATAGTCTGCAGCATTGATAATAGTTCCACGAACCTTAATGAGTCCATCTTTAATTCTTTGAAGTGCAGCTTGTGATGCAGTGCTAACCTGAGAACCCATATTTTTTGCAGTTTGAATTATTTGAGCTGTTGTTGTTTTAACTGAATCTGTCAGGTGTCCAAAAACAACTTTTCCTGCTGGTAAAGTTCCTTCTGTCATTGAATGCGATGCAACAGCATTATACATATTTTTTCTTTCAGTAGAAAGGTAAGAGTGTGTTCCAACCGCTTTTCTGCCCATATCTTTGTCTACACGTGATAAACCAGTTGACGATGTGCTAGAACCAACAACTCTTGCCTGACTTGTATCTGTAAAGGTTGTAGGACTGTCTATAATGTTTTGAATATGAGCTTTTCCAGTTGCACCGAATACTTTAGTTGCTGCAGACTTAATTGACTTGTCTGCTCTATCATAAAGTTCTGTATCGTCAACTGCTCCAACACTTTTTGCAAGACTATCTGCTAATCCTATAGCTGCTGTTCGTCCAAACTCACGTAATTTAGGACCAGTTTTTGGATCATCTAGCATTGATGTAATTTCTGCAGGTGTTGTTGCACCCATTTGGGCAGCAAGTTCTGCAATGATTGGAGACATCATCTTTTCTTTACCTGCTCTTAAGTCTGAAATTAATTCATTTCTATCTATTCCAGTACTGGTGGCTGATTTATTTCCAGATTTATTATGACTTTCTCGTATGTATGCTCCAAAATTTGTATATCCTTTTACGGTGTTTCCATCTTGATATCCAGGAATGCTGTTACCAATCATTCCATTAATAAGACCACCATACTTTTTAGCCATCTTTGCAGGAATAACTGCTTCTCCTGGTGAAAGCATTGCTGGTACTACATCCCCTGCCCCCTTGGGACCAGGTACTGACACCACACCAGAGGCATACTTCTTCCCTCTTGGCATTGCTGCTCCACCTCTACCAATTGGTAGACCTGCTGCACGTGCGGTAGTCTCATATGCTCGTGTGAGGTTTGCTAAAGCACCTGCTTCAACGTTGTATGTTTGAATAAGTCTTGAGTGTGTTTGGTTTAGACCAGCAGCTGCTGCTTCTGCAACAAGTTGTGCCTGTGTCATATATTCTGTTTGAGTTGCAACATTTTTGCTACCGCTTGCTGCACCGCTGAATGTACTTCTAAGGAACTGTACTACTGAAATAATGTTGGCAACAGCATTGGCAAACAAACCAATAGTCATCAGGAGTACTGGTCCAACTACACCAACACCTGCAACAATTGTTGTAATAAATCCCTTAACTCCATCATCAAGACCATTAAACTTTTCAAGCATTTTTGTACCAAATTCAATAATGGGAGTTACTAGTTTAAGGAACTGCTCTCCAACTGGAGCAAGTGCGGTTTGGAAGTCAGTAATTGCTTTTTCAAATTTATAAGTTGTTGATTCTGAAACTTTTGAAAGTTCTCGTTGTGATAGGATAGCTAGTTCTTGGCTAGAAGAGTTAGCAAGTTTAAGAACCTGGCTTGCCTGGCTACCTTCTTTAATTACGTTCTGGAATAATGTTGAAATACGTGAGAACTGGAACTTACCAAACATCTGCTCAATTGCTTTTGCCCTTGATAATGGATCGAGGTCATCTAGTGCTGTTGCAAACTCTGTAATGAGTCCTTTAACATCTCCCTTATTAGAATTAACAATGTTGGTTACATTAATACCATACCCTGCAAGCATATCTGATGCTGCTTTAGTTGGATTAATAAGTGCAGCAATACCAGACTTGAGTGCGTTAGCACCTTCAGAAGCGTTAATACCACCTTCACGCATAGCTGTAAGAAGGAATGACAAGTCTTCTACGTTACCGCCAAGTTGTTTAACAACAGGACCAGCTTTTGGAATAGCAATAGTAAGGTCTTCAATGGATGTTACCGTTTGGTTTTCAACTGCGTTAAGGAAGTCAATCTTTCCAGCAAGTTCATCAGCAGCAAGACCGAATGCATTGGTAAGTGAAATAGTGGTATCAAGAGCTTGCTGTTGATCTACCTGACCAAGAACAGCCAGTCTAGAAGTTTCTCTAATTTGTGCTGTAAGGTCTGCACCAGTTTTACCCATAGCTGCAGCCTTAGCTGCAAGACTCATAGTATCTTTTACAGCAATACCATATTGAGTAAATTCATTGGCAAGAGCTTTAACAGATTCTGCCATATCATCTGTTTGTTTTTTAGTTGTGCTAAAGTCTCCGTAAACACGCTTGAATGCAATTACTTGTTTTTCCATTTCCATAAATGCTTTGGAAGCGGTAGAAGCAAAAATTGTAAGCGGAATTGTAAAACCAACCATAAGCTGACGACCAGCCCACTGTGTATTCTTACCCCAGTTTAGAAGATTGGTTGCACCTTGATTAACAAGTTTATTAAAAATCTGTGCTTTTTGTGCAGCAATTTGTGTCCTTGTAGAAAGATCATTCATATCAAGAGTAAGTGGTCTTACCTTAATTGCTGACAAAGCACCATTGGCATCTCTGCCTAAACCGATGAACTGTGTTTGTAGTGTACGTACTCTAGACTCTGCTACCTTTTGAATTGTATTAAACTCGTTAGCAAATCCTTTACCAAATGTTTTAGTAGAAGCCATTGCATAACGAAAATGTTGCCCCATAGACAACTTATTACTTTCAAGTGCTGTTGTAAAAGCTTCAGTTGATGAGGCAACCTTTGTCATACTGGCAGAGAATTGACCAGTTTTGTTAATGCTGTTAATTAAGTTTTGTTGAAGAAGTGCTGCTTCACGGTTGGCGGATGCTCCACCCTTAGCCATACTGGTGTGGAATTGAGAGATTTGACCCTGTAATCTCTTCAAGGATGCAATAGCAGCAGAAGTATCAATGTTTACATTAATATTTCCTTGAACTTCATCAACCATTCATTTGCACCCCTATTTTAGAATTTAAACCATTAGACCAGCTACACCATCAGAAAGGTTAATTCCAGATGCTGCTTCAACAATCTTGTATACTGTTGGAAGATCAATGTTGTCTTCTAGTACCTTTAGATCTGCTGACAATTCAGGCTTGTACTGCTTCATTGCAATCTGAACACATTCCATAAGGATGTTCATAGACTTATCGTTGTCTTCTGCTACTGCAGAAATACCCTCAAACTTTTTCATAAACTCACGAAGAAGTGAAATTTTCAAGGGTCGTATCGAGATTACCGTACCATCAATTAGGACGATATCTTGTGCTTCATTTACTGTTACTGCCATTGTGTTCCTCCTGTTTGAACTTAATTAATTATATCATACACTAATCCCAGGATTCATAGGTAAGTCCATTACCTATTCCAAACCCTGCTCTTGCTGCATTTACACCTTGCAAAGAAACTATATCATTTGGATCTGTAGCGTTTCCACCACTAAAAACTCTTGCTTTCATTGCTTCCCAGGGATCTATTTCATCTTCCTTGCCAGTTTGTTTATCTAGATCTACCCCCTGCATAGCAGCAAGAAATTTTTTTTCATTGTAATCAATATCTCTTTTTGTATTAAGTATTTCTGTTAGTTCTGGTAATGATAAACAAGATTCAAGTTCTTCATAATCTTTCCAGATACCAAGAAGAAACACTTCAGATTCAAGGGATACTAGGTCAAAGGTTTCCCAGGATGCTCCACTTTCTACTGCCTGTTCTTTTACTGGTTCTTCTGAAGAGTCTTTAATTTTGATACCGCCAGCAATATCTAAAATTGTATAAATACTTTGAAGATCAAAATTATCCTCAACGTCTTCTATTGTCCTTATTTGTGGATAGTATTGCTTCATTGCAACTCTTGCACATTCGACTAATGCTATAATTGCATCTTCATCATTATTAGCAGACTTTATATTTTCAAATGCTTCCATAAATTCCCTAAGATATTTAATCTTAAGTGGTGTTAAATAAAGTTCTGTTTCATCTATTAAATGTACATATGCTGTTTCATATATTTTAGTTGCCATTATTCTATTGTACAGTAAAACAAAACTGCCCAGACCGAAGCCTGAGCAGTTCTGATTATTTAATTATTAAGACCAAGCTTGGTTAGCCAGTGTGCGGTCAATAATCTTTCCATATGATGCTAGATCATTAGGAAGGAGACGGAATGAAACTTCAAACATTGTTGCTTCATCACGCTTTGCCATTACCGATACGTTCTCAATTGAGAGAGCACGGTATGCAACATAGATACGTTCCTTGGAACTACCAGCTGCACAATCACCTGTACCTGGACCAACTGCAACAAGACCACGTTCAACAGGACATTCTCCAATGTCACCTGCTGACATATTCATTGCAAAGTCACCAACAAAGTTAGTGTCCCAGTTTTGATTCCAAGCATCTCCTGCTGTGCTTTCAAGTTGATCAACGTCAGTTGACTTTCCTGCAAGTGAGAAGAGAAGGTTTTCAAGTGTTGCTTCTGCGAATGCTGTGTTTAGATTAACTTGCATACCCTGCTTATAAAGCTTGGCTACGTCAAGTACCTGGTCAACACGAACTTCACCGAAATCGGGCTGGAACATAAGCTCAAGACCGTTGCTGGTATATCCGACGTTTCTGTAGTCTGTGTCACTTGTAAGTGACTCTTTATAAGAAACGTTGGCTGTAGGATTAGGAAGATCTGCATCGCCAAGCTCGCCACCCTCATATGTAAAGAGAGCTGCTGCACCGACGATAATCTTCTTGCTATCACCACGTGTATATGCCATATTTTTTCACCTCTTTCATTTTTATTAAATTGGGTGGGGTGTTTCCTCTTTATAAGTATAAGTAGTCTTTATGACTTATGCCAGTCATAGTCAATAATTATTTTATTCCCTGCGTATGTACGAGCAGTTCCAAAGTCAATAATGTCTCTGGTTTCTTGCAATTGATAAATTTTTATATTGTGAAAATATGGAAGAAGAAAGTCTTTTCCATCAAAAGTTACTTTATTAAACTCTACTCCATCGACTACAACTGTTCCGCTTACTTTTGTTTTAATCCAGTCATTAAGATCCTGTGCAGACTCATCTCCGCCATCCAGCAGATCCTGAATTTTCTGTGTCATTTCAATTAGATTAACTACTGCTACTTCTGTTAATGCATAGAAATAATATAGAAGTTGTTCACATTTAATGTGAGGAAATGGTGTACGACGCATCTTGAACATTCTATCGAATACCGCCGCTTGTCCCTCAAAACTAAATCTTGAAAGATCTCCGCCTATAAGAACATCTAATGTAAAGTCATTAGCAATGCTAAAGTCATTGGGGTATGTGGGAAACATTGGAACAGCCCCAAACCCATTTACTGCAAGTTTTTCTTGCAAATATTTGTTAATAAAAATTGGTGGATAGTAAATAGCCATTAGTCAATCATTCCTCCTGCTCGTGAAATCCAGTTATAACCTGTAGAGATTCCAATCATCTTACCACCGACAGAACCTGCTCTGAGGTTTCTTGAATAATCTGTAGGATTCTTTAAAAAGTTAGCAATGTTTCCAGAAGAAAGAATAGCTTGTGAAGCAAACCCATCAAAGAATGAAGAGAATGCTTTTTGGAATCCTCCTTCGGCTGCTGCTCCACCAGGATCTTGAACGGAAATTTCTTTAGATGTAAAAATTGTTTCTCCGTTTTGATCAAATGCCAAAACACTTGAAGTTTTTGGTTTTATAACAACTGGAATTCCTCTTTCCATTATTGTAGCCTTATCATAGAATGGCTCTTTTGAACCATCCTTGATTGATTGTGATGTTAAAAGGTTTGCAAAAATTTTAACTTTATTTTTTGATACCAATTTATTAAGCTCAAACAATCTTGCTGAACTGTTTCCAGAATTATCCCATTCATAAACGTGTGCCAGGGATGCTGGGTCTACTCTAGCACTGGCATCAAGGTATTCTTCTAGAATAGAAATTGCCTCGTCTGCAAGGGAACTTAGTAATCTTGGTTTACCTTTTTGAACACCTTCGGTAAAACCAATAGAATAATCAACAATGTTGTTCATCATTTTTGTAAACAATGAAGTTTCAAATGTTGCACTTATCATACGTCAACCCCCTGGTTATCAGAACGGCGGAGTAGTACTCTCCAGTATTCTACCTTACCACCAAATGGTCCTACAATTGGATCATTTCCTGCAACTTCAAATAGTGTGTTTTTGCCTTTACGAATACCAGATGTTTCATAATAAATAGCATTGCCATTCATATCTCTAATGTTTGTAATTAAGACATTTGTTATTGCATCTGTTGTTCCATTTGTGGACGTTCTAATATCACATCTAGTTCTACCAATTAACATATTGTCGAGAAGTAGTTCGACTCCTGCTTGAACAATTGGCTTTGATTTACGACCTGCAGGTGCAAAACCACAAGCAACTGTTTTATCTAAAACCCAGTTTTTATTTAAATCTCCATAGGGACCTTGCTGAACAATTGGGTAGTAAACGTCTGCAAGAAGTGGGTACATATAGTCATTGGTATCGCAAGCCATTAGATAATTCCTGGCTTAATCACATTACCTTTATATCCATCAAGGATTTTGTCAACGATTAGATTGCCAGTACCCCCCAACATCGCAGGTGCGAATTTAATATCAAACTGATCTGTGCTGTATTGTGTAACAAAACGCTGGTAGTAATCATTACGTCCACACTTAAGGTCGTCGATTAACATCGTTGTTGCAATTTCAACATCTGGTGGAATAGCCTTATATCCTACGTCAAGAATAAACACGTAGTCTACGCCTCTTGGAAAAGCAGTTCCTCTGCCCTGACCATAGTAATTAAGGTCTCCTACAGCTTGTGGCAATGTCGGTGGTTTCTTTTCCGCCCTATTGTACAAGCCTACTTCTAGACGCATAATTGCCGAGTTGTTTGGAGTAATTACAAACTTTGACTCCCAGTATCTTTGCATTGTTCCATAAGTACTTACAACGTTATTTGCAAAGTCTTTTTTAACCATAAACTCTGTAGAGCTTGATACTGAATCAACTTTAAATGATCCGTTATATTCAACTGGTGTGAATCCAGAAAGAACCACAGTATCTCCAGCTACAAGGTCGTGGGCAACAGAAGTTTCAAATAGAGTATATCCTTCTGGACTTGAAGAAGATGCATCTGTTACTGTAAGTGCAACATCTTCTCCATTATATACAAGTACATTGTTTTCGTATACTTTTAATACCTTTTTAGGGTTGTGCCAAATTGGGAAATAATCAGTACCCTGACCAACTTCCTGGACAATGAGTTTGTGATTATAGAATCCCTCTCCAGTTGCAGAATCATTGCTAAGATAAGAGTCGATCATTGAACGAGCAATAATCTCCCAACGTTTGTATTCTGCAATTTCTGATGGAGTTCCTGTTGTTGCAAGCATATTTGGATCAACATATGGACGGTAAATTGTAAGATTTGAGTCTACAACAATCTCTCCATAAATGTCTGTATCGTAAATTCTAAAAAGAAAGTCCCTATCAAATTGGACTTTTGAGCGAGGGAGTGAATATGTAATCTGAGAATCAACAGTAGATGTTACCTCTGTGGTTTCTATAGTGTGGTCTACAACATCCTCAACGTAAACTAAATATGTTTGTTCCGCTTCTGGAACATCCCAAGTTGTTACGATTGGGTATGGGGGGACTCTTAAGATTTCCATAAATTATCAAACTCCTTCTTTTTAATTATAGCATTCAAATTAAAAAGGAGGCAGAGGATTTTACTCCCCTGCCCCCCAATTTTATTCCTAGTGATTAGGAGCTGGGCTTGCTTGCGTAAGCTACAGCGTCCTGCTCTTCCCAGTTAAGTCCGAAACGAACGAATACGGTGTATTCGATTGTGTCTTTCTTTGGAACGTAGAAACGGTTAACAGTGATGTCTCGCTGGAAACCCCAAATACGGTTCTGTGGGAATGTGATCTCGACGTAGTCCTTGGGGAAGTAAGGAACTTCCAATACAGGAATACCGAGAACACGAGTCTGACGAGCACCACCAGTTGTCTGGTCAATACCGCCAAGGTATGAACCACGAGCGGCTTCAGTTGAACCAATAGCGTCAAACACAGTACCGTTGTTCTTTACAATGTTTGCAAAGGTATCGGTTCCTGCGTAGAACTTAAGTCCAGTCTGAAGAGCACGGTAACGACGTGGGAGTGCAAGGATAAGCTTCTGCATATCTTCGACTGTCCAGTTTGCATCGTTCTGTGCAACTGCTGCTTCGTGAGCAAATCCGTCGCCAGCTGCTGTGGCAATGAATCCGTCCATAATCTTGAGGAAGTCGTCTCCTGACTGGGCTGTGTCACCGTTAATAGCGAGATCTTCGATATCGTTACCAAAAGCTGTTGTCATAAGACGAACAAGGTGGTCCTCAAGAGCACCTCCTTCAATATTGTCTTCTAGTGATTCTGATGAAACTTCCCAGTCAAGACGGAGCTTCTTTGTAGTAAGCTCAACCTTGCTGAATGTAGCTCCAGCATTTGTGAATGATGCGTCACCCTGGTTTGCTGCACGAACAACACGCTCTCCAACGTTAACTTTTTCAAGTTCCATTGTGTTAGCTCGCATTGTTACACGACGACCATCATTAGCGAGAGTGGTAGCGTCCCAAACGTAATCGATAAAGCGTCTAGCCTGATCTGGACGAAGGATACCAGCACCATCGTATCGTGGGCTTGCGGTTGATGATGGGTTAACGGCGTTAGGACCGTCTGTTAGACCAAGATTTGCGTCACCTTCTGTGTTTCCAAGAAAGGGGAAGCCAGGATCTGAAACCCCACCAATTCCACCTGAGAAGGCTGACCCATCTGAGTTAGGGTAGTCTCCTGGTAGATTTTTAATGATTTCTTCCGACATATTTTTCACCTCCAAGTGATTTTATAGATTTTTTTTACTTCAGTAGATCGGATGTTGTGAGGAAACGTCCACCCCATACTGATTTTTCAACCATTGCTGGTTCCTGTACGATCTGTCCAAGATCGCCAGACTTACGGAATGCGGTATCTGCTTCTACTGCGTCGATACGCTTCCCAAGATTATTAAAGTCACCTTCTGCATCTGCAAGTTTTGCATTTGCAACATCGGTTGACTTCTTAAGTGCAGCAACTTCGTCAGCAAGTGACTTAACTACTGCGGTGATTTCGCTAAAGGCTGATGTAACGGCATCCTTGAGTTCAGTGACTGCGTTAACAGTTTCCTCGTCTGAACCTGACACCTCTTCGTCTGCTACCTCTTCAGTAACTTCTTCTGCTACAACCTCTTCGGTTGCTACATCTTCAGTTTCTGCTTCTACGGCTACTTCTTCAACTTCGGCATCTGCCTCTGGAGCGATCTCAACAGCTTCGGTTTCTGCTACTTCTTCTGCAGGAACCTCGTTCATAATTTCATCTGTCATATTATCCTCCTTGTTTATCTCAATTGTATTAATGCCTTTAGCACTATCAACTAAGAACTTTACTAGGTCAAGCTTGTCATTATCTGACTTCTCAACAAAGCCAATGTTTTGCATTACATTACCATTGGCAGGACTGGTCTGAATTTCTTCTTGTGAAAGCATAACAATTCCAGACTCTTTATCCCAAAAAACATTTTCAATTACTGTATCTACTACGTCTCCCTTTACCACGTCTACGCCATCAACCTTCTCAACAGAAAGGATGTTTGCAAACTGGTTTGCAGGGGTATCAACTAGTGATAGTTCCATTAGGTCATATTCTTTAATAACACGGATAGCTTTATCCATACCCTCGTCATATGCGTCTTCCCACTTGTTCATCTTGCCACCAATTGAGAATCCTGAAAGAGTTCCATCTAAAACCTTTTCCCAAGTATTCTGAGCACCTTTTGACACATATGCAGAAACATAAACACCATTATAAAACTTCTTTGTTTCAGGATCAAAGTACTTGTCTTCTTTGAATGCCACCATTTTGCCTACTGCAACTGGCTGGTGCATTTCACGAATGTTGCCACGGAATGCCTCAAAAGCTTTCATCGAGGCTTCTGGGGTAACGATATCATTTTGCTTATCTACGTTATCCAAAGTTGCAAAACCAGATACGATTCTACGCTCTTGGTCTATTTTTGAAAAGGGCATATCCATACGGACGGTCTCGCCATCGGTATGCCATTGTACTTTTTGAATACTCATACTATCCTAATTATACACTACATTTTATTGAATGTTAACAAAACGTAATATTTCTAGTTTGAGGATCTTCCCTCGCCCTTTGGATTACGTCCAGCAACAGTTGCTGTACTATCTGAAGAATTATTTGTGCGTTCTGCATCTCTTGTTCTGTTACCTGCACTATTTGCACGAGCATCTGTTGCTTGGCGAGGAGTCATTATAAAAGGATCATCTCCACCAGGAATCTGGGGGAGTCCAAGTTTTTCACGAGCCTCGTTTGGAACCATAATCTGATTCTTAACATAACGCTCAAGTATTTGAGACTGTGCAATTTCATCTGTAAGTGTTAGTTCGTTAAACTTAAGTTCTAAAATATCTGTCTTCTCACGAATAATCTTATTTAGAATCTTCTCAAGATTGCGTTGGGCTGGTCGAGCGACCTGTTCTTTAAATGTGCGATCCTGTGCCAAGCTTGCCGCAATCTGAGAAGAATCCGATCCACCTAGTTTAGAAAGTGGAACCTGATGTGCAACAAGGATATCGTCACGAGTTTGCTGACGATAGTTGTGGAATGAACCTTCCTGAACACCAGCCTCAATAGGCTTCATTTCAAACTTCACCTTGTTGGTATCAGTATCTCCAGGAAGTGGTATATATAATGTTCGGTGATTCTGTGCCTTTAGACCTGTTTGTAGGAATCGGAACATTTTGTCTTCTGCTTCCGCTGAAAGTTGAGCACCCTGAAGGGTAACAACATAGCGAGGAACAGCCTTGTTGCTAAAGTAATCAATGTTGTATTGTGAAGCAAGTGCATCTCCAAGTAGTGATGGAATGGCTGCAATTACGTCAGGTACGCCATAGAAAGTATTTAAAGGAGAGTATTCTTTAATGTGAATAATCTCATTGGGTCGTGGATCTTGAGTTAATGGGTTGGTGTTAGTTGCTCCAAAATTACGGAAGTAGACAACCTTGTTTGCAATGATCTGAACAAAGCCATCGTGAATACGACGAACACGCATTGTGGTAGCAGGAATGTGACCAACATAACCAATTTCTCCAGTAGTAGTTCTACCAATTTCTAAGTATCCATTTCCTGTTGCATAATAATCTGTTGCAACTTTTTCTAAAGTATTGGTAAAGCTTTCATCTAAATTAAGGTTTTCAATCCAGTCACGTAGCTGAATCTTAAGACGCTCAATACGCTTACGTGCTCGCTTAACGGCTTCCTTGTCTTCTGTATCTTCAAGCTTTATCATTGTGCGATCTGATACAACAAAGTCATAACCAAGACCAACGGTGTTTTCTACTTTTGCATCAATAGCAGCGTGGTTGGCAAACGATGTGTCGTAGTAGTTTGCAAGTTCGTTTAGGTCGTATGGTGGGGTAATGAGATCAAAGAGACCGTAGGCGTTGCGGTAGACAGTTCCAGGGTTAATCTTTTTTGATTTTGCATCACCCTTACCAGCCTGTATTGCATTAGCAGAGTCAACATATTCATCGGTATATTGTAATTTTTCAATTCTAGATGTACGACGTTTAAAGTTTACATCAAGACCATCTAGGTCTTTTAACTCTTCCCAAGACTTGTTAAACTGGTCCATTGACTTAAAAACATTTACTTCTTCTACAGTGTCATCCCATTTAACTGGAATTGGAACTCGCATCAAATCATCATTAGGCATTGTAAGCGTCAACTCCATACATATCAATTGTTTGTTTTGCAGCAATTAATGCACCAAGGTCATTGTTTGATGGAATAAATCCTTGTGACATTTTATC